CGTCTTTGTCCTTTGCATAATACTTCTTAGGTTGAGAACCTTTCTTGCCCTCAACTTCTTTGTCTTGTTGGGTCTTACGTAATTTTTCTCTTATTAACTTTTCTAATAACATAATACTATTTATATCTTTTTAATTACTACTTTCTTACCAGTCTTTCTACTTTTGAATGTTTTTAAATTTGACCCAAACGGACTTGGTTTATCTGTTGGTGGTTTTTTCACCATATCTTTACTTCTCATAGATGAATACCCAAGAGTCTTCTTCTTCAGTTCGTAAGATTTCCATTTCATTGCAATTTTGTTTTTAGGAAATGAAGTAGACCAACCCAATAGTTTTGCATAGAGTTTGTTCGCTTTCTTCTCTAGTGTTGCAAGGTCATCGTCATTTGTCACTTCAACGAAGTCTCTTCCAAACAGAGATTGAAATACTTTAATGTTTTTTTGTGCATTGTCCCAATCTTTCTGAACAATTTGAGGTGGGAGTTTTCTTGCTCTCATTGCATTTCTTTTTTGTGCATTATCTAAACTTGCACTAACGTATACCATTTTGTATTCGTATCCGAGAGTCTCTAACATTTTTTTGTATTGTTTAATTTTGTTAGCATTTGCACTTGTAGTATCAAATATCATACCAAGTCTACCAGCAATATAATTGTCCATATTCTTTGCAGTAATATTTTTTGCCTTTGCACGGATTGGGTCAACCTTGTCGAAGTCTGCACCTCTAAGGTCAAGTGACATTCCTGCTTTCTTTAGTCCGTTCTCAAATGCTTTATCAGTGTTGACCATTTTTAAACCAAGTGCAGTTAACCCTAGTTTTTTCACAACTGTTGACTTACCACTGCCTGGCCCACCCATTAGGAAAACTGCTTTAAAGGTGCCTGGGTCATAGACTCCTTCTTGTATCAAATCTTCGGTCATGTAGTGTGGTAGTGTTCCTTCTGCAATACCCATTCCTTTACGAATGTCGTTGTATAGTTTCTGAATCAACCCTTTATTCTTTGTTGGAACACCTAGTTTGAAATTATCAAAGTCACCCTTCTCTGCATATCCTCTGAGTTTACTTGCAGACATTCCACTGACATCATCTGCATCGGGGTCTCTCTCACCAGCAGATATGACATTGATTTCGTCAAACTTATAGAATCCGTGTCGTGCTTTTACACCATTGTATTTGTTTAGTAGTGTTTCAAATTCTCTAATCCTATCTGAACCAACAACCATTGATATTCTTTTGTATTTCTTTTTATGTAATTCTGTTGCAATCTCAAATACTGTTCTTGCATTTACATCTGCAACAATCTTTCCAAAGAAATTTCTTAGGTATTTGATTTTATCTCGGTGTGATAGTGGATTTTTAACCTTGTCATTTGAGTGTGAAGTGAATAATAGAACATCATCACCTTTTGATTCTTTCTTAAGTTTTGCAACTAACTTCCCGTGACCTGTTGTTGGAGGGTTAAATCGGCCGAAGCTAAACACTACACCTTTATCTTTTGCTTCTGTTAAAAATGCACTGAATGATTTCATTACTTGTCCCATGCTTTTTGTGCAGTGAAGTTATTGAATGCAAACTCCATTCTGTCTACGAGTTTAACTGCACTACCTGTTCTATCGATTGCAACATATCCTTCGGGGTTAACTACCTCGAAACCATTTGCAGTCTTTTTAAAAGTTCCGATACTCTTTACTCTATTTAGGGATTCTATAATCATTTGTTTTGCAACAACCAAGTGTCCCATAAATGAAGTAAGATTAGTTATCATTTTCTTTAAACTTCTTAGTTCGTTATAGAGTTGTTCACCAATCTCTGTTTTAATCTGTTTTGTTTTTTCTGTTTTGACTTTACCAACTACTTTATCTCTCCAATAGTTCTCAAAGTGTTTCATGTATCCGTCATAGGTTGGTTTGTATGAACCACCTCTGATAAGTGTATTACAATATGTTTTGTATGATGCACCAGCACCTTTTCTACCTATCTCTTCCTGTATTTTTTGGAACTTATCTAAATCCTTTCTTTTGATTCCGTGGAAGGCTTTACCTGTTTTGGATAGTTCTTGTGTAAGTGCAAGTGTTTCTTTTGCAGTCATTGAACCTTTACCACTGACATCTTTATATGTTGCATCGTCAATCCATACGTCTGAATTGTTTCCTAGTTTGGATATGTTTGCACCAAAACTTGCAGATAGGTCTTCTATAGTTCCACCACTATAGGTGGTGTGAAATACGATTCCCATTTTAGAGTTTGCAATCTTTTTACCCAAGTCTGATTCTATATTGACTGCATACATGATTGTATTAGGTTGGAATGTGACAAAAGACTGTCCGTCAATCTTCTGCATTTTCTTATCGTTGGTATACATTAAATCACCTTGCATGATTGTATTCCAAGATAGTTTAGATAAACACTGAAATGAAGTTAAGAATTTTTCTTTCAATGCACCACTTAATTCGTCTGCCTTTTTGATTTCTGATTCTGAAGTGTAAAATTTGGGTTCTTTGTTAAAGAGTGATTTCTTTGCAACAAAGAATTGATTGGTTTCGGGGTGTAATCCACAAAAGATAGCAGGAGCTCCGTCCCACTTAACAGTCATATTGACACTTGAATTAGAGTTTCCTTTCAACATGTCTCTAAGACCCTGTAAAAAGTTTATAGCACCACGTCCACCATCAATCCCTTGATTGATAATCTCGTCTTCTAAGTGTTCTAAATGTAGATTTTTTGCACCCATAATAGTAATTATACCACATTCTTGGTGATATTACTACTATTTATGGTATTTTTTTGTTTATTAACTTGGGTCTACTTGGTCAATATCACCAGCTTCTTCACCTGCGATTAAATCGTCAAGGTCGGCTTGAACTGCAGTTAAATTTGTGGTTAGTGTTGATAATGTAGCAGTCTTAACACTTGAAAAATCAGCTTTAACTCTTGCAATATTTTGGTGATGGTCGGCATTTGTGTAATCGTCTTCACTAGCAGGGTATGAATGGTCATTATCTACAGAAGTAGGATTTGATGCTTCCCATTCTGTTAACCATGCTTCATATCCATTTCCAGTCCAATTCTCTTCTGCAAGTGTAGAAGGATTGTAAAAATCATATGTTCCATTTACACCATTCATAAAGTTGATTTTTTCTTGTAGATTAGCTACTCGTTGTTGTAGGTTTGTCTTTGCGTCTGCTCTTGACATAATATCTCCGTGATTTTATACTATTATTTAGGATTTAGAGAGGGGTGAGGACGATAATCTTTGGTCTATTTTTGTTATTTTTTTAGATATTTTATCAATTTCCTTTCTGTCTTTATCGGAACGTGCCTGTCTTAAAGCCTTCTTTAACTCTATCTTTTCAGATATAGAGTTTATCACATCGTGACTTTTTAAGGTCTTTTTCATAATCAACTTACCAGTATATCATTATTTATGGTATCAGTCAATAGGGTTTTTAGACCTTAAAGTCATTAAATTTCTCTGCACCTCTGTTTCTATCAAACACTGGTGTATCGTCATTATATGTATCGCCACTATCGAATAACTCTTCTTGTGCTTCTTGTTCACAATCATAGAGTTTCATTCTACTTCTATCGATACCGATTACAAATCTTTTGAAGATTGTAGGGTCATTGTATCTGTTCTTTAACTGTTTCACTACGAGTTGGTCTAGTTCTTCTAGTTCGTCACTGGTAATCAATGCAAACATTAAGTCTGCAGTTGCAGGCAAACCAAAACTTTCTGAAGTGTCTTCGAGTCCAATATCAGTAGAACCAAATCCACTTCTTGTTGTTTGGGTTGCACTGACCAATGGAACGTCAAACTCTACTGCAAGTCCACGTAATTCTTCTGCAATACTCTTCACCAATGTGTAAGAGTTTGCACCTTGCCCAGGCCTTACTCTATGTGAAGCACATATGTTTAGATAATCTACAAATATGATATCGGGTTGAAAGTCTTTCTTGATATCCAGTTCTTGTAATAGGTGTCTAAAGTGTCCTACGTGTGCAGTTGCAGTTGGATATTCTTTTACTATGAGTTTACCTTTAGTTTTGTTTTTTAGTTTATCAACTTTCTTGTCAAACATTTTCTTAGACAAGTCGGGTAGTTCTTTCATAGGAACATTCATAGTGTTTGCATCGATTCTCTCTGCAATCCTTTCTTCTGACATTTCAAGTGTAATGTATAAAACATTCTTGTTCATCATAAGACAACTTGCAGCTTGGTGACACATAAACAATGATTTACCAACACCAGTTCCAGCAAGAACAATGTTAAGTGTTTTGTTTGGTAGTCCACCTTTGGTAATCTTATTGAAGTATTCTAAGTCAAATGGAATCTTCTCTTCTTCCGTATGATAGAATTCAAATCTTGCATCTGCATCTTCTAACACGTCATGTCCAATGTTTGTGTCAAAGGACACGGAAAGTGCGTCTTTCAATAACTCGGGTATTTCACCAGTAGACCTCTGTGATTTCTTGTCAATGACTTCAATCGAATCCATGACTGCAATATAGATTGCTCTATCCTTACACCATTTCTCCGTTTCTTCCACTAACCACTCACTTGGTGTGGTCTCCTTATCTTTACCTACCCTATCAACTATAATTTTTGAACCTCTAACAATATTCTCATTCAATGAGGTATTGTTGTCTAGGTTTATGAGAAGTGCTTCTACAGTTGGTGGTTTAGTATACTTCTGAAAGTATTCACGTATTTCATTGAATACAGTTCTTTCTTCAGTATCGGCAAAATACTCTGACTTAATGAATGGGACACACTTTCGTGCAAACTCTTCACTCTGAATCAGATTCTTCAGAATCGTCTGTTCTATTCTCGTTTCCATATTTAAAGTATCCTTCTACTACTGTTTCGAGTCTTTCCATTACATCTTCTGTAAAGTATTTCTCGGGGTTGTTGTTAATTGTTTTACCAAACTCTGTTTTACCATTAGGTAATTTTATTCTTGTAGAACTTTTCTCAAAGATTCCACTTGCAAGTGCAAGGTCTAAAAGACCATAGTATCTGTCGAGTCCTTTATCATATGATAATCTGACATCTACGATTCTATTCTCTACGGTCAATCTAGATTTTGCATTCTTACAATGAATTATATTACCAACGACTTCGGTTCCTTCCTTCTCTTTTTTCTTTGAAAGATAGATAATTGAAGAGGCTGCATATTTGAGACCACTTCCACCACCCATTTCTTTCTGAGGGAACATAGAACCAATCACATCATAAGTGTGGTTAGTCACAATCATAGGAACACCAGCACGTCCTAACTTAAGTGTTAGAACTCTGAATGCACCTTTAACAACTTGAGCACGAGTCATGTCTCGGGTTTCTTTACCCTCGGCAGTGTCCTCGATTTCTTTAGTAGTTGATAACATTCCAAGTGAGTCAAGACACATCATCATAGGTGGTCTCTTATCCTTGGGTGTTTCAAGATACTTATCAAGTATGGATATTGCCTGTTTTCTGAATTCTTGAACAGTCACCACAGGCACGATAACCATTCTTTTTGAATCAATTCCTCTTTCTTCAATCATTTGTTTACTGATTGCAGATTCAGATTCGAAATAGATAACTGCAGATTCGGGATTATCTTCTAAGAACTGTTTGACCATTCCTAATGCAAAGAATGTTTTACCAGTTGCAGATTCTCCTGCGATTGCAGTAATTTTGTTTGAGGGTAATCCACCGTATAGTGAACCACTTAATAATGCATTGAAAACATAAGAACCTGTATCAACAAAGGTATCTACGTCTCCAGCTGCAACCCCGTCTGAAACGATATTTGCATATTCATTTCCCGAGGATTTAACTAAGTCTTTAATAAATGACATAACACTTCTCCATAATGTATAACTCTATTATACATATGTAGTCTGTTATTGTCTAGGGGGTTTTATCTAATTTTTTTGAAATATCACAAAGTCTATCGTCTATTCTGACATGTTCTTCCATCATAGTAAGTAGGGAAGATACTTTGACTTCTAAGTGTATGATAAATGCAAAGATTACACCAATCATTAAAATATAGAAACAATCCATAGGTGATATAATCATGATACTTTCTCTATGTCCTCTTCTGATACATAACCTTGGTGCATAACTCTTTGTCTGTTATCTAAGTGCTGTTCTTCAACTAAATCTTTATTCTCTCCGTTATATGGAACTGCATGTGAATCTAAAATCATTTGTTTATTGATATCAACTTTATGACCAAATACTGGGTGACCTTCTATATGATGTGCATAGAGTGTTCCTAAGATTCTACCAAACTTACCTTTATCATGTGATACAAGTGATACACTTTCACACTCCTCTAGTAGTTTTTTAAGGTGTTTCTTACTTGCTTTACCGAATAGTTTTTCTACTTTATTTCTAGTTCTAGATTCTGGCGTGTCAATTCCAACCATTCTAACTCTTTGTTTTTTGTAAACCATACCGAAACCTAAATCGATATCCACATCAATAGTGTCTCCATCTACGACTTTGACAACACTTACTTTATACTCATACATTATTTTTCTTCCCAGTTTTGGATTGCACGTTTGATTGAATCTTCTGCTAACACTGAACAGTGTAGTTTTATAGGTGGAAGTTCTAATGCGTCTGCAATATCCTTATCTTTAATTTCCTTGGCTTCTTCTATAGTTAAACCTTTTAACATTTCAACGAACATAGTTGAGCTTGCAATTGCACTTCCACAACCATATGTTTTAAACTTTACGTCTTCTATAACATTGGTATCGGGATTTAGTTTCAATTGAAGTTTCATAACGTCACCACATGCGGGAGCACCCGTCATTCCTGTTGCAACATTCGGGTCGTTGGGGTCGAATCTTCCGACTGAGAATTGTTCGGGTGAATTTAAAACACCTTCAAATCTCTCAATCACTTGTTTACTATATGCCATTACTCTTATTTATAATAAAAAAGAAGGGACTAGTTAGTCCCCTCTTCTAGTTCTACATTTTTGTGGGAACTCTGAACAATAGAGCATCATAGCCTCCAGTAATACAACTGTCGGAATGACCTCCTCTACTTTTTTTCAGTTTTCTCTTCCTCTTGTAGTTCATCTGTCTGTCTATCAACTTCGTCTGCTACAGTGTTAACAACACCTGTTGCAGTATTAGCTGCTAGAGTTCCAACTGAGACTACATCATCTGCAACTGCGTTTACCAATGTTTGAGTTCCTTGAACTGCACCATCGACAACACCAGTTGTAAACTGTTTACCACCTTCAATAACTGCTCCAACTGAGGCACAAGAAGGAAGTAATATACCCACAAAAATAGCAAAGTATGCTATTTTCATTGTTTACTCCATATGGATTAATTTTATTAGACCTCCAACTGAGAATCTAACTCCTAGAGTATTTAGTGTCAAACAAGTCCCAATCGATGGGATTTTGGGTTTTCTTGTATTGGGTAAATGTTTTATCGTAATCATATGCAATATACAAACCAAAACCACCTAATGAGGCTGCAAGAAGTATATAACCTATTGCAATTGGTATTATTGGGAACATATAAAACATTATCAATGTATGTGCAATCAATACACTATACACATAAAACTTTATACTAATCAGAAGGTGCCACATCTTTACCTAAAAGTAAATCTTTGAAGTCATTTGAATGCCAATAACTGTCCAGTGTGATATCCACTACCAGTGCAATCAAAACGAATGTTAAAATTATTCCGAGATATAGATTAATAAATGCATTAATCTTCATCCAACGTATCATGTGTTTCATAATATCTCCTAACCAAAGAATGAATCTAAACTTGCAACTGGTTCTACATTCCAGTTAATTAAGTTTACGATATTCTTTAATGGTTCTGTAAATGCTTTATCAAATTGCATATCATAATCAATGAATCTATGTAAATCCAGTTCCCTAGGAAGTGAACTGATAAACGATATGACATTCTCATTGATTGGGTTTGGTGTTGTGAGATATGAGAAACGAATCTTATCTGAGTTCTTAATCATTTCATATCTCATGTCGAGGTTCTTGGATTTCAATAAGTTGTTGTGTAGTAGAGAACCTCGAACATGAATTGGTGTTCCCTTAGAGTAAATGTTTGTTGGACAAGAGTATTGTGCAAGATTCTTTACACCTCTTGGGAATGCAACCTCTTCGGGTGGAAGGTTTCTGAACTCTTTACGTGCAGTCTCTACGAACTCCCATAGTTCTTGTTCAGTTCCATTCATAACCACCTTTAAAGCTTCTGTTAGTTTTGTTCTGACCCATTGAGGTGTAGAAGACTTTGCAGTTTCAATTCCCATCATTTTAAGTTTTGGTTCTGCAAGTCTTACACCTTCGTTGTCATATACATTTAGAATGTATCTTTTCTTTGCAGTCCAAATACCTCTGTCTGCAATTACTTCTCTCCCCATTTGCATTTTCT